ATCTTGCATTAATACATTCCACTCTAATTTCATACCTTACTCCTTCCTAAAACAACAGTTTTTTAATAATTTCTCAAAATTTTCTTTTCCAAAATCTGTAGGAGAAGCTTTACTTCCTTGTGGTATCACTATATTTTTATTATCGTATATACAAAATATTTCCTTATTATTATTAAATATACCACCTTTTAATTTATCACATTGGGACATTATATGTTCAATACTAACTCCTTCATCTAATGCAATAATCACTTTCTTAACAGGTAAAGATTTTATTATTCTTGCTTGTTTATCTGTAATTGTACAATTTCCAAGAGCTAATCCATTATGATAACCATAACTATCTAGTTGCATTACAAATTTTTCACTTTCCCCAATTATTACATATTCGCTTTCTTCTATTGTTTCCTTATTTTCATACAATCCATAAAGATAATTACCTTTTGGAAAATTTTCTAAAGCTTTCCATTTAGGATTGTTCCCAATATCCGAAAAATTATATCTTCCAGTTAATCCAACAAGCTGACCTTTTTTATTAAACCAAGGAACAACAATTCTTTGTGTTAATGTATCATATTTTATATTAAATTTATACTGAGTTTGCAATGAAATATTATCTTTTAAAAA